TCCGGTTGTAAGTTCAAATCCGCAAAATTGACAAGAAATTCACGTGAAACAGATGTATCCGCTTGAAGGTTCATTGCCTTGCAAAGAAATAGCTTTCTGAAAAGATGATAATTATAGTCAGAATTCCCATTAAAGAAAAGTTGGAAAAAAGATTGGTCAATTGCATTTTGCAATGACTTCTTTACCGCTTTATCTTTAAAAGGAACTTGTACTACATGAAGAAAGGACAAAGGTGGAAGATTTTCAATCTTCTGACCTAAGAAAAGATCCCTTAAATGGGGATTCTTCATTAATCTCGATTTCACAAAGGGTAATGCTTTAGACGATAAAAAGTCTTCATGCAATTCCTTTGACTCTAAAAAGTCAAAGAAAGTTTCCTCTAGTGTTTTCGAATCTTCATCCATCATCTTATCAATAGATAAGTATGGAATACTCACACAATCTGATTTTGGTTCAATCTTTTTAAAGAAATCATGTAGATAAACAAGAATTTCAGTCCTTCTGGACTGTTCTTGTAAATCTCGATCTCCCCAAGAAAGAGCTAAACCTCCATGAGTAACAGGGACGTGAATTGATCGAACTGTCTTAGACAATTTTTTCCGATTCACAACCTTGAATAACTCTTGGATATCATTTGTGGGTGTATCACCCATATTCATCTCTAGATCTCGGAGACATTCACCCAAGATCTGAACACGACGATCCAAAACTCTTTGTTTTCCAGAATTTAGAACTTCTCCTCTCAAAATTAATTGAGAATTGACAGTTCCAAAGTCCTTATGGACATAGTTTTTCCCTAAGGATAAACTAAGACCAAAGTCTTGTACTCGTTCTTTCCAAATTGGATAATTCTCTGCATTAGTACGCATGAGAATATCATCACCATTAATGAGATACATCTCAGGTGACATTCCAATAGATTGAGCGGTACAATCGTTTAATAAACAAAGTAAAGGAAATGAAAGAAGAGATCCCATCAATTGGCCCGATTTCTGGAGAACTGGTTCTAAAC